CTACCCCTTTTCTATATCCCATAAGGGTTTGCGGGAACTGGCGCCAACTGGCCACGATCTACCCCGATTAGAAACGACTACTCACAGTGAGCAACAATCAGCCGCTACCGGCATTGCTGAATTTGCTAGCAACATACTTGGCGTAAATTTGATGCCGTGGCAGGTGCGCGCATTGCACGGCCAAACCTGTATTGGTGATGATGGCGCTAGGCCTCGAGTGTCTTTAGTTTCTGTTGCGCGTCAAAACGGTAAGACCGTTGCTATCGCCAGCCTTATTGGTTGGTGGCTTGCTACACAAGGAAAAGAGCGCGGGCAACCGCAAACCGTTATTAGCGTTGCACACAAATTAGATTTGGCTACCGCGTTGTTTAATTATTTGGCGCCAGTACTTGAGGCAAAATTTGGGGCCGAGGTTTCATGGTCTTATGGCCGGCAGAAACTGACTATGCCCGATGGCAGTATTTGGCATGTTAGAGCTGCTACGCCCGGTGCAGGTCACGGTTACTCGGTGGATTTACTTGTAATAGATGAGGCGTGGGCGGTATCGGAAGAGGCCATAGATCAGGGGCTTTTACCTACGCAACGTGCGCGCAAAAACCCTTTATGCAGCATGTGGTCTACCGCTGGCGATCAGTCAAGTACGGCAATGTTGCGATGGCGTGAACAGGGCTTGCGCGCAATAGATGCCAAGGTGCCGGGTACTTTATATTTTGCCGAGTGGTCACCAAACCCCGCCACCATGGATTTAATGACGCCAGCCGCATGGGCTTACGCAAACCCCGCGCTAGGGCATACCTTGGAAATGGAAGTAATCCAAGGCGAAAGCGAAGCGCCAAACCGTAACGCGTTTCTTAGATCGTCGGTTAATACTTGGGTAGCAACTGCTGCCGGCTGGCTTGAGCCGGGCCAGTTTGAGGCGTGCCTCACTACCGCTACCGCGCCCGCTGGCGGTGTTTTGGCTGTAGAGGTAGGTGAGGATAACGCCAATTTTTATGGCGTGCGCGCCGTGATTTCGGGAACTAAAACCCATGTAGTAACCGCGTTTATTGCTGACACCATGGCAGAAATGTGGCGCCACGTAGAAAACGAAATAGCCCTAGCACCAAACCTAAAACTGGCTATCGTGCCATCGTTAGAGGTTCACTGCCCACCGCATTTAAGCCGGCGTAGCGTGATCGTTGGGTACCGCGAGTTAAACCGTTGGACAGCTGCCGCCCGGTCAATCATCCTCGAGGGCCGCCTATTGCATAACGGCGATCATTTACTAAGCGAACATTGCGCCCGCGCTGTACTTGTAAAACATAACGGCAACGTAGTGATTTCTAGCCAGCGTTCACCCGGGCCAATTTCTATGGCGCGTGCGTTGGTGTTTGCTGTAGCACTTGCAGGCAAACCCGCAGCAATGGGCAAACCCATAATAGTTAGCGCTAACCGCTAATGTTGCTGGCGGTGTCGGCTGGATGTTACCTCGCCTTTTCGTCGGGAATTGTCAAGGCCCAGCCGATGCCACCAAACATTTACTAGATATGGCAAACTAAACCTATGGGCCTTTTCACACGTGCAACTACCGACGCCGCGCAACCAGTAGTAAAGGCTGCAGCCGGCAGTAATGTTGGCATGTCACAACTAGACAATTTCTACGCGTTTACGCAGGGCAACACCCGCCAACGTGCAATGAGCGTGCCGGCAATTACTCGAGCGCGTGACCTGTTGGCCAGCGTTATTGGTTGCACCCCGTTAAAAATGTATAACGAAATGTGGAATGGCGAAGAAATGGAAGAAGTGGATATCGCCCCACGTAGTTGGTTGCGCCGCCTTGACCCATCGTTACCAAATAGCACTTTATTTGCTTGGCTATTTGATGATTTATTTTTTACGCAGCGCGCATTTTTAGCGATCACTGCCCGCACCGCTGACGGTTTCCCGAGCGCGTTTCAGCGTATGCCTAGCGCAATGGTGCTAACACAAGATCAGGCAGGCCCGGTATTTTTCGCGCCGTCTAAGCAAATTATGTTTAGCGGTTTGCCAGTAGATCACCGCGACGTAGTGCAGTTCATTAGCCCTATACAAGGTTTGTTATTTACTAGCCCTAACGCTGTTTTAACGTCACTTAAATTAGAGGGTGCGCGGTTGCGTTCAGCTGCTAACAGTTTGCCTAATGGTGTATTGCGCCAAGTGGGTGGCGAGCCATTGAGCGCCGAGGAATTGCAACAGTTAAGCCAGTCATTTGAGGCAGCGCGTTTAACTAATACGGTTGCAGCGCTTAACGAATTTGTGACGTACACCGAAACAACTACAGACCCAAGTAAACAAATGCTGGTAGAGGCATCGGAATATCAGGCGCTTGAAATTGCAAGGCTCGCAAATTGCCCGCCATATTTGTTGGGTGTTGCTACTGGTTCATACAGTTACCAAAACAGCACGCAAGCACGCCAAGATTTATACATGTTTGGCGCCAAATTATTTATGGACTGCATAAGCGAAACACTTAGCGCCGACAACGTGCTACCGCGTGGAACCTATGTCAAATTTGATATTGACGATTACCTAAGCGAAAACTATTTAATGGAAAAAGAAAACGATCAGTACGACACCGCAGAAACGGGAGTAATGCCAAATGCTTAAATTAACCCAACAAGAATTAACCATTGACGCAGCTGGCCCGGATGGTATGCCGCGCCGTACCTTGGCTGGTTTGGCGCTGCCGTACAACGTCGAGGCAACCGTTAGCGATGGCACCAAGGTTATGTTTATGCCGGGAAGCCTTAACGCGGGTGGCAAAATGCCAAAACTGTACCTAGGACACGACAGCACGCAGGCCGTTGGTTTGGTAACCGCCATGGTGGATACACCCGGCGGCATGATGTACGAGGCCCGCATTAGCGAAACGACGCTAGGTAACGAGGCGCTGGTATTGGCTGCCGATGGCGTTTTAGACGCTGTATCCGTTGGCGTAAACCCAACCAAATTTAGTTACGACGAAAACGGCACCATGGTTATTGCCGAGGCGTCATGGCAGGAATTATCCTTAGTGCCATTTGGTGCGTTTGCCGGGGCATCCGTAGATCGAGTTGCAGCCAGTATCCACCAAGAGGAAACTGAAGTAGTGTTAAATAGTGAACAGGAACCCGTAGAGGAGATTAACGAAATGTCACAGCCAGTAGAAACCCCAGCCGTTATCGAAGCCGCACCAGTGGCGCAACCGTTGTACGCGCAAGCACGCAATTTCAAGTTGCCATCGCCTAGCGAATACATTGCAGCATCGGTAGTTGGCGGTTCAGTGTTTGCAGAAATTAACGCACGTATTCAAGCAGCTGCACCAAACATTACAACCACAGACACCCCGGGTATTTTGCCTGAAATTATTACCGGCAGCGTTTACGATGGGCTTAACCCAATCCGCCCATTTGTTACCGCAATCGGTACCAAGGCAATGCCACAAAGCGGTGGAACATTTCGCCGCCCTAAGATCACGGTACGCCCAACAGTTACGCAACAGCCAACAGGCCAACTAAATACGCTTGACCCAAGCACCGTGACCGTTGCAAACAACAACGTAAACAAACTGACATTCGGAACCTACGTCACCATGTCCGAGCAAGACCTTGACTGGACTGACCCAAATTCCGTAAATATCGTTTTGTCACAGTTAGCAATCGCCTACGGCCAAGCAACCGATAACTACGCAGTAGACACTTGCTATGCAGCAATTACACAAAGCGAAAACGTAACCGACAAAACAAAGCCGGGAGACTGGCTAGCAGCAATTTACGGCGCTGCATATCAGATCAGTTCAGGCAGCAACTACTTGCCTACTCACTTTTTCGTAGACCCTACGACGTGGTATCGCCTTGGAAAATTGACCAGCACAACAGGCGAACCAGCGTTCCCATTTGTCGGCGCACCAAACATGATGGCAATGAACGCGCTCGGCACACAGTCAGCAACCTCATGGAATGGCACCCCGTTGGGCCTTACCTTGGTAGTTGATAAGAACATGGCAGCCGACACCGCATTTATCGGCCATGCTGCCGGTGATGCTGCAGGCTTCGAGTTCTACGAACAGCAAAAGGGTGCAATTTCGGTAGACGTACCAAGCACGCTAGGCCGCACAATCGCTTACCGCGGTTACGCTGCAGCGTTCATGGCAGACGCTACCAAGTTCTGCAAACTCGTTTAATCGGAAAAGAGGCCAGTTATGGCCGCTTACACGGTCACACATAAACAGTTACTAAGCAATTACGCGGTACTGCAAACTCTTACACCTAATGATTTAGTTGTAGGCGGAACCTTTACGGTTGGTTCCGTTGCAGTGCCGTTTAATGGCTCGTTTGTTTGCTATGACAAACCCGAGTATTTGTTTATTGGCGTAGACGATGAGGGCGATCTACTCTTTAACTACGAAATACCTGTACCAAACCAAGTGCTTTACGCTTGCACCGGTACTGACGTACAGCGCACCGCGTCTACTGGCACAATCACATTTACCGAAACCTGCACATGGATTACCGCCGCACAAATTGAGGACTGGCTAGGCATCGGTACAGCATCGGCGCTCGATACCACGTTTCTTACACAGTGCGCGTTAGCTGCCAACAGCCTTGCGTTTACGCGACGCCAAGAGGCTGGTTACATTGACAGCCTTAGCACGTCACCTAACGGGCAGGTCACCCTTGGCACCATTTCACTAGGCGGGTTTTTCTACCGCCAACGTGGGGCCGTAACCGATTTTGCCACGTTTGATGGCATGTCTGCCGGTGCCTCGGTAGGTCTAAGCCCGGCAATTAAAATGCTGTTGGGTATCCCTAAACCAGCGGTGGCATAATGCCCGTTGCCTACACCGATTTATTTAATGAGGCGCTAGACGATCTCGCTGCCACTCTAACCACGGTCACTGGTTTGCAAGTGGTAACAGACCCCCGAAACCTTGTACCGCCATGCGCGTTTATAGACGCCCCCACGTTTAGCGTGTATGGCGGCGGGGGAAACATTGTCCAAATGACCTACA